ATCAATACCTGTATCAATAACCTCATCTTCGTAACGGAAGAGTTCACATCTAAGTTCATAAACATAATTCTTTTGTAATTGGTAGAAAGGTTTTTCGTGCTCTACAAATTTAATCTCAAATAAACGATCTCCTAATGGGAAGTATATTAAATCTCCCTCTTTAGGTCTAGTTGTTAATTTTACATTATCCTCATTCTTCATTAATGGAGAAATATAATCCTCAAATCTCTCTCTAGAAATAATTAAAGTTAATTCATTAGTTGCCTGAATACCAAACTTAGATAGTAAAACAGGGTTCTGTCCATATCCATCAAAATTCTCTACATATGCCTCTATAGGATATGCATCATCAAATTGAGATCTAATCACCTCTTTCATTATAGATGCTTCAGTCATGTATTTGCGAGGTAAATAATGCACCTCAACACCATACATTCTTAACTGTTCATTGATTAGATCCTGAATCAGATTTTGCTCAGTTTTAGCTCCTTGTTGGAAATATGGATTGAGCATAATCTTAACCTATCATATCCAATGGTGGCAATTCATAAGTATTGGACATTATTTCACGAATTCTTTCCAATTCTTTTTCACCGTCATCATAAATTTGTCGTCCATTTAATTCAACACCACCAGGCAATTTAACTCCTTGGAATTTCATTAAATTCTGACCCCATTGCCGTTTAATGAGAGCAGGTATATATTTTTTTAAGAACGAATCATTCCAAACTCTAGTATAATCATTTGGATTTAAGAGTCTATAACAATCCATAACAATCCAATCACCCTTCTCAAGACTTGACCAATCAATATCTAAATATAATCTATCTTGTCTTTGATTAAATCTTATTTGTTTTTGTGTCGTTAATGCAAATTCGATATCTTCTAGATATGTCCTAGTCATTGCATAAGTTAATATTTCAGTAGTTCCCCAATAGTAAATATCATTTAAAAATAACTGATACTTAACACTGAACATATTATTTGTAGCAGTATTAGTACCATCAAAATGCATTATCTTATTTACACCAATAATCTCTGGTGGAACTTGTAAATAATTACTATTCTCATACCAATCAAAAGAAGTAGATACTCCTGCAATTGTAGCATCAGCAGTAGTAGTTACTATTCCTGCAGTATTAGTTGTGCTAGCTGATTTATTTGCCTTTCCTCTATCAATATCTTGTTGGGTTACTGCATACTTCATATACATTTGAGTAACACCATCATAGTGCCTCTCATTCCAATACTGAAGTCCATCATCAATTAAATCATCAACTTGTTCATCGGCAACATTAACTTCCAAGACAGGAGCACCCAGCTGCCTTAGACAGTATTCTTTAAATGTTGATCTACTGCTTGGTTGTGACATTTGCCCTATTATCCCCTGTAATATTTAGGGTGCTGATGATATACCCGAATAAACTAGAATATTACCATTAACAATATTATATATTGTTGCACCAGAACTCACTAATACATTATATACATACCGACCTTGTGTTAAATTATTAGTATCAGTTGACCCAAGAGATATATTAAATATTCCTCCAGCAGCACTCGTAAAACCTACGGTAAATGTTGTGGTGACTCCTAGTGTTGCACCCACGGCGACGCTCTTAGACATTTGAGCAGAACCAGTCCACCCAGTAGTTGTAGCAATACCTACAGCATTTGATCCAGAAAAATCAAAAGCAGCATTAGATGTATCTGTTACATTATATGTTGCACTAAAATTAGAACCACCATAAATGGTCAAATTAGCAGCATATGGAACTCCAGCATCTGGATCAAATGTTAGATTCTTACTTGCCATTTACTAGTTCCTTTAGTAGAGATTTGATTTCCGACATTTCACCTTTTAAACTATCAAGATCATCTTTCATAGTATCAAGATCTTCACTTTTTGATTTTTTTATGCTACGTCGAGTAACATATTTATTGTAATCCATAGAATTTACATTAACAATTGATCCATTTATAGGATCCCTTGCCAGATCCTTATGCCCTTCTACATTATATAATTCATCAGACATATTATGCTAATGCCATCACTCTAAGGTCTTTCATTCTTGGGACATAAACCTGATTAGTAGAAGTTAATACAAGTTTAATTCTATAATTTCTATATTGAGGTAAATCCTCTACAGTAAATCCATATTCCCTGTATTGTAATTCTGAAGGAACATATCCAAATCTATTGGATTTTTCAATTTTCACATCCTCTTGACCATTATTATCTTTTGGATTAATAACAGCAGCTGTATTAGCATCTAAGTTTGCATATCCAGGGAAAGGTGTGAAAATAGGTTTAAGTCCTGAATCATTACTAATATAATAGAATGCTCTAATATCAGAATATTCATTGATATAAGCATTTACCATTATCTTAAGTGAAGTAGCAGCATTTTGTAATTCTATTTCCTTAGAAATATACTGACATGCTGTTGGATCTCCCTCAATAGTAGAAGATCTCTTATCAGTTGCGAAATTTGTAATTTCACTATTAACCCTATTAGATGTACAAATAACACTAGTTCTTTGAGCATCGATCATAGGACTCAACTTAGTATTTGTCGTATTTAAGAATAATCTTAAGTTAAGTGATTTATTTCCTGGAACATTATTTAAGTGTTGATTTTCATTAGTTTGAGATGCAATCAATCTAGGAGTATCCATATAATTGCTATCATTTAAAGCAACTGCTTCATATCCATTATCAATCCAAGGAATTTCTGATCCACTCATACTTTGAGCAGTAGTAGTTCTCATTTCAGCAGTAACAGTAGTTCCACGAACTGTTAAATTCTGAACCATAGGAGTAATAGTCTCAAAAGGTATATTTTGAGTTGCACGTATTTGGTTTCCACCAGTTGATTTAGTAGCAGATAAGTATCTCTTACCAAATCCAGTAATGGCAGATCTATCAGTAGAACCATTACTACCTGTACCACCAGACATATCTACTTTAAGGGTGTAATGATCAAAACCAATTGCATTTGTAACATCGGCATCCCCTAGATAATGTCGTTTATTAATTCTCCTTAAATTAACTCCACTATTTTCATATTTGTAAACAGGAGTTCCTGCAGTGAAACTCTGAGTACTACCCTCAATTGCTCTTGTAGAAATGCCAATAGTTCCACCATTAACACTTGTATATGATATTACTTCACCAGCATCAGGAGAACCTATTCTTAGGTATCCAAAGTTAGTTGTACCAATACCAACACCCTCAAAAGTCTCAAATATACTTCCATTATCTACTATTATATTATCAGTAGTAGTTGTTAATACATCTGTTGACAATCTTGTGGGTTTTTTATCACACTCAGCACCACTAATAATAACGTAGTTATCCTCAAAATACATTCCATGATTCTTATGGTCAACATTAATATGTAAACCATCAGTTACTTCTGTTACAGAAGAAACTTGAACATTTCCACCATATCCTGCATTTAATTGATTTATATTTCCTGCTGCATTAGTTAACATTACAGTCTTAGCAGCACCGACACTAAACGCACCCTGTACATCATTTACAACAAGTTCACTAGTCATACCAATAGATACAATCGTCAATCTTGCATCTCTACCAACAGAGTTAACACCAAGAGTTGTAAATCCAACAACATCACCCACAACATATCCACTTCCTCCAGATGTAATAGTTGCAGTTCCAACTACTCCATCCTTAATATAAACAGATGCAGTTGCTCCTCTTCCCTGCCCAACAATAGTAACCATATTTACACCTGTAACAGTCCTAGAACCGTCTGAAGGAGTATATCCTATACCAGTATTAGAAACAGTTAAAGTTCCCTCTGCAGCACCAGCAACACCCGCAAGATACCCACTAGCAATCTCAGATCCACTAGCATCTTGAGAAATCTTACGTCCAAGTAATAAGGAGGTGTCTGCTACAGTAGTACCAAGACCCACTCTAACTTCTCTTGAGGTTACATTTAGAGAATCTCTCATTAAGATAGCTTCTTGAGCATTTCCTCTACCCAACCGTGGATTATACAATTCCACAGATCCAGATTCTAAGAAATCTGCTCTATAAAGAGTAAACTTAAGATCTTCCCACTGACTTGGTTCCCATGTAGAAGCATTTTGTGACTTAAACAATGAACCAAGATATGGTTGGTTAGAAATAAATGATTGAGTTAATATATCAGTTTCACCAACTCTAGAAACATAAACACTATATTTTGTTGAGTTGGATGCCAATGCCATAACATATTCTTTATTACCCTCTAAGAATACTGGTGCTTTAAATTTAATATTTGTAGCAATAGATCCATCTGCAGAAGTTGTAATTTGATTAGGCTTAACTACAATTTCTGAGAAAGGAAGAATATGTGAAGTTGGAACACCATTATCCATTGTTCTCAATTGGAATA